CCCGTGTCATCTATCCCGGCCAGTTGGCAGGATGAGATGAACTACCAGAGAGCTTCCTAGCTCTGCTTTAACGGTAGCAAATGCTCTCGCGCGTGGGTTTTACCACGATACAATCCTTGTAAAGGTGCTATATGACATCTACGATATTGAGCTCTGGGGCTCACCAACAGCAAGTGTACTATGAGATAGAGAGTAAAATCTCACCTCTTCGTACTTTCGGACCTTACATTGCACGCTACTCTTTTAATGAGTATCGTACTACTGGTGATAATTTGCCAGATTGGAAGGAGAGAATTCGTGATGGCCAAGATGCAACAACTAGTTTAGTTGGCGCACGTTACTACGCAAAGAAGCGTAAGAAAGGCCTTTTACATTACGAACTCGGACCGAACGCTGTTGCCGCTATGAATCACCGGGAAGGTGACTTAGAGTGGACGCCCCTTGCAACATATACCGAAGATGTAGCACTTGAGGAACGTGTCCTCAACGAAGCGAAAATACTGTTTCTTCGTAAGGCCTTGGACATCACTAAGGAATTCCAAAGTGGTGTTTTTCTCGGCGAATTACGCGAAGTACTTTCGATGATTGTCAATCCAGCTAAGTCCTTTAGGAAAGGCATTGACGACTACGTTACTGATGTCCGTATTAAGGCTAGAAAGATGGCGGCTGGGAGAAAGCTTTCAACGCTGACTCTTGACCCTTGTCGATCCAAGCTGAAAAACGGCGCGTACGTACAATCGTGTAGCCATCTCCAAGAGATGCTGGCTGACACCTGGTTAGAATTCTCCTTTGGGGCTCAGCCCCTAGTATCTGATATAGAACATGCTATGGCGGCTCTAAGCCGTTACAATAACAAGTTCCATCACAAAAGCAAGATAGTTCGAGCTTTTGCAAAAGAGATAAATGAGAAGAGGGCCAAGCCTGTAAAAAGGACTGTGGGTTACCTCTACTATTACTCTCAAATGGGTACTAAGCTTGAATATATGGAGATATTCCGTGGGTCAGTACTGTGTGAACCGGTAAGTCGTTTAGGTATGGCAGCTGATCTGGCAGGTTTTACTCTGTCTGATTTTCTACCCTCTGTCTACGAACTTATACCGTACTCATGGTTGTTGGATTACTTTACCAACATTGGCGCTATCATCACAGCTTACTCCAATCAAAACCTTAGACTAGCGTGGACTAATAAGACTTCTGTCAGAAAGTGTTCCAACTATCCAGTTGGTGTACATCTTGATCAGAGTCGACTTAAAACCATGCAAACCGCAGGTCTAGTTGGTGCTGTAACTTTCGCTCCACATAACTGGGTATCGACTTACAAGTTGATTGAGCGGGATTCCTGGGGTGGCGGGTTCATTCCCACCATCGGTTTCCAGATTCCGGGATTCGGCCTTAAATGGCTAAATCTTGCAGCTCTTGCAACTTCACGTCGTCTCGTACCCTCTACTGCCCGTATTTGATAACGGGCTAACAACATCACTAAGGTAACTTACGATGGCTATCAACCTTTCTTCTCCCGTAACAGGGAGTCTCCAGACTGATTTCACCGCTGCTACATACACTGTGGTAAGTGACTTAGCGCCTGACTCGAACGGTAAACAATACGCCGTTACTGCTCTGGGTGGTACCCAGGTAGGCGTCTCCGCGCATACAGTGTCTAAACCCTTCACCTTTACAGCGGTCCGGCCCAAGCAATTCAAAAACCTTGGCCAACCGAACCCTGTTACCGGTGTCATCTCGAATGTGCCGCGCAACCGTTGGAAATTTATCACCCGTAAGGGTGTTTCCCCGGAGTCTGGTCAACCGAATCAGATAATGCTGATTTCCACAACCGTGGAGGTCCCAGCAGGCTCCGATCTCGCAGATCCAGAAGATTTACGTGCAGCACTATCGTTGCACTTCGGAGCCCTTACTCAGCTTAGTGCTGAGATTGGCAATTCGGCGGTAAGTGGTGTTTTCTAACCTACTTGCGCCTATCTGTGTGATAGTCAAATGGCTTGTCCAGAAATATTTGGACAAGTCCTAGACAGCTTTACACACATCCTGAAGTTAACTATCGAGAGGACATCATGGGTATTAGCTCTGACGCTCTTTACTTGAACCTTCTTTCCGACCTACAAACAGAGGTTCCTGGTTTTTCTATACAGGAACCTTGGCCGGGTATCACAGCTAGACAATACGCTGCCACGCGAATCGCGGCATCTCTTCTCAAGAAACTTGTAGAGGAGAAGTCGAGTGAAGCTGACGCAGTTGCGTTGTCTAAGTTCGAAGACTCAAATCGCCTTTGCGGCGAATGGGTTGAGGTACTCGAAAACACAAAGGACGAGATTCTGGTAGGTGAGTTTAAACGCTCACTTTACGATTTCTTCTATCCTAAGGGCGAACCATTGATCACTTCTGCCGGTCAAATCCTTGATCGTTTAGAAGTAGGTCCTGGGGCGTCCCTGAAAGCTAGGGGGACGGATCTCTATACAAAGTTATTTGACAGTCCTTTGTCAAGCTACTCGGGAAACGCTTTTAAGGCGTATCAACATTGGATGCAAGAAAACCAAACCTGGTACTCTGCAGAAGACTGCAGACAGGACAATGGTTTACGTTACTCCGTGGATGTTGAAGGAAATTCCATTAACTTTGCAGATAAAACGAACGAGTGTTCCCGTGTAATCTGTACCGAAGCTTCAGTTGATATGATTTTTCAACTTGGCATAGGACTGATCATTGAGGATAGGCTTTATGAGTATTTCGGGATAAAACTCGATACTCAACCAGTCTTCAATGGGGAACTTGCACGTCGCTACGCTCGAAGGAACGATGGTTTTACTATCGATCTCTCAGAAGCTAGCAACTCCATAGGCTTATCAATGTGCAAAACGTACTTTCCGGCTAATCCTTTAGCTTTCTTATGTATGTTTAGAGCACCTAAGTCGAACATTATGGAGGGTAACAAAAAACGTGCAATTGAGCTAAATATGTTAAGCTCGATGGGGAACGGTTATACCTTTCCTGTTGAGACACTTATTTTTGCCTCAATCGTTGAAGCGTCTGCTCGCGTAGAGGGTATTAAACTCTACAAAAGTGAGCAGCCGGCTCCTAAACTTCAGTTCGATTCTCGACCTGATGTTTTGAGAGCACATGTGAAGGGCTTCCCTGGAAACTGGGGTGTCTTTGGGGATGACATTGTGGCTCCGAGTTCTATATTACACTCGGTAAGCCGTCTCCTTAAGATCCTAGGATTCCGCCTTAACATGTCTAAGTCCTTTGTTGAAGGACCGTTTCGCGAATCTTGTGGCTCAGACTGGTTCCACACATCTGAGGTTAGAGGTGTATACATTAAATCGCTTCTGACACCACAACAGCGTTATGCTGCCATCAACGAACTTACAGACTGGTCTTGCAAGACAGGAATCATCCTGCGTAAGACTATCAGCTGCCTTGTAGAAACTGTGAAGTTTCTGCCGGTCCCCGCAATGGAGAATCCGGATGCTGGTATCAGACTCCCTTGGTCATTAGTACCCTTAAGAATGAGACAGTACGATACAAACCTACGCTATTCGCATGAATTTCCATATTTATATGGACATGCGATATATAAAGCTATGGTTGTTCGCCCATTTCTCATTCGGATACACGAAGACTTGAGTATGACTGTACCTGAAAGTGAGAAGCCAAGATCTTGTAATCCTCCTGGGTTACATCTTGCATTTCTCTATGGTTGTGTAAAAGATTGTACCATAGCTCTCAGGCATGAGAGACCGTGGTACGACGCAAGGTGGCGAGCCACCCATTCTTGGGACAGGTTCGTCATACCAGAGTTAACCAACTCTGGTGTAACGTTTGGCACTTGGGAAAGTGCCGCTAGTAGGATATTCTCCTAACCTAGCTGGAC